ATGGGGCGATGGTCGGTAGCGCGCCCGGGGGGTGTAAATTTGTACACCCCCGCTTCTGAGGTAGTGTACGGGGGTACACTATGCCACTTTGTCACGTGGTATTTTTGAGGCAGTCAGAATGGCATTCATGCCTAGATTTTGGGCATTTAGAATGAGCAAAAAAACTTGGTTTTTAACCCCGGAGCTGTTATTGATTTTGCACTATTTTTAAACCCGGTGGGCGCTTTCAGAATGTAAGTAATGAATGGCACGCGATTATTTATTAACCATGCCATACAATACGCGCACAAAAAAACACGCAAAATAGTTTTGTTTAATGCGTGTTTGTTGCCGTCTATACGTGGATGTGTGAGCGTGTCTATGCAAACCCGGAGCTATTAGCGCATAAAGAAACCCGCGACGATGCGCGGGTTGTGGTGGTGGTTGTGGTGGTTGCTACTCGCGGTCTAAAATCTCCTGTACGCTGCTAAAGAACAAAGACAGGGAAGGAAATTCCGCAAACTGTTTCATAACGTCTTCATAGATTTGTTGCCTCTTTTCTACATCTATGTGTAGGCATGAATCTAGTATTAACACTAACAACGCTGCCATTCGGTCTATATCCTTCATTATTCAATTCCTTATATGTTTTGGGACCCAGGCGTTCTATATGGTCCTGGGTTTAACCTGGGTCACCCATGGTTACCTATGCCAATAGGAGTAGTAAAATCAATCTGCGCACATGCGGGTTTATCCTTTGGTAGGCATGAATGACAAAACCCAGTACAACTAAACACTCGCGCCTGATTTGTTTGATCCCGTAACGTGTCGCGTACTTCACGGTGATAGGCTTTATCAGCGTAACGCTTGAAACCTTTCTGGTAGGTCCCGGAGATGTTCACAGCGTAAAAATGTCCCCGCGTAATTGGCAATGATTCCATGTATTTAATCATCTGTTTATCATCATCAAAAATAGAACCGCTAGACAGATTTAAAACGTAATTTGCTGGAAATTGCAGACCTTGCTGGTTCCATGTTCTAAACAAATGAAACGATTTAGAATAACCCCATATCGACAAATCTGAGCGTTTGTTACACATCGTGAACCAAAACCCCATGGTCGATAATGAATCAAAATCACCATCGACGTAAAGCCTCACATATATAGAACTGGGCAACCTTTCCCATGCGTTACGAATTACGGTTTTCCGCTCCTTAAGTAGAATCGTATTTTGCAACATTCGACAGTACGCGGACGGGTACCTAAACGCTTTAAAGCTATAGCACCAGTCCAGACACTTACCAGCTCCGGGACAAGTAAACTCCGGAAGAGCGGAAAAGTTCACAAACTTAAGTTTAGTATTTGCATTAGCAAATATTGAAAATAGGTCCTGTGAGTTTCCGTCTTTATTATTTGCGTAATAAGCAAACACACGTGATAGCTTCATAAAGGAATAACCCCATGTGTTGGTTTGTTTAACCTTTCCAACCCTGTAAGCATACGCGCGCAAAATTTGCGCGCGTTGCTCAAAGGTTTTCGCGTTAATTACCTTTTTTGCTAAATTCCGAAGCTTTAGTTTTGTCATGGTTCCGCGATTTGATTTTAGTTTAGTCATTTTTAATTTCCTCTAATTCAAATCCAAAAGCGTGGTGATCTGCTTTATATTTCTTATCGTCTAATAGGTTGATGACTTGCGTTTCGCCGGGACCATCGTATTCTGTTGCGTCACCATTAAAAGACAAACATTGATCACCGTAACCTTCCGCATATCGCACGCTAAAATCACAGTTCCAGTTTCCATAGACTGGGCAATTCTTTTTTGCGATTTCTAAAGCTTCCTCAAAGGTTCGCGCTTCAACCCAAAAATCATAAGCGTTTGACTCCATCAATGATTTAGTGAAGAAATACGTTTTCTTTTCTACTGGTAACTTTGGTTGATTCTTAACCCATTGACTAATTTTTTGAATATCCATCATTAACCTCCTATCGAAATAAGCGCGTTTAGCGCGTCGGAATGACAACCATAAAACCCTAAATAGGAATCACCGCTGATAATCGCGTATTGTTGCCTTATAGATACAAATACAATTCTAATTTTGCTTATAGTCATTTTTGACTACCTCCATATAAATAAAAACTAGGAACCTAAAACACTACTTAAGGATTCAATTGAATCGCTGTTTGTAAGGTCTGGACGTAAGCGCGTGATATGTGCAAACCGTGGTTTTAGCTTTACGCCATGTTTCATAAATCTACACTCAACAAATTTACCCAGTAGATCATTACGAAACCGCCATGATTCCGGAACCACAACACCGGCTCCGGGTTTAGCTGCAAACTCGATTCCATCGGATGACTTTAATAGATAGCTTCCAATTTTGCCGGTTCTCTTTCCACCTTTTAAACGTTGCTTGAATCCGATGATTTTAGAATCCACCGTCACCCACTGCTTTAGTTTAAAGATAATTCCCTGTTTCATCGTCGCGCGTCCATGCTTATATACACTGTCAGGTTTACGCAAAATCAAACCTTCAAAACCTTGTTCAATTGCTTGAGCAAATAACCGCGCTAAATCATCATCATTATTAATCTGATACTGGACCAGAGGCGCGACACTATCCAATTTTCGATACATGGTAACCGTTGTTTGGTACCGATTTAAAAACGGTTCCGAACTGTCAGAAATCCATTCATTAACGCTTAGACTATCGAACGCATAAAACCGAATACTGGAATCTATGGACCCGGAGCGTAGATTGGATGCGAGTTCATCAAACCTAAATTGACGGCTGTAAATTTCACCATCAACCACAGTTTGCAAATCCTTTGCGGTTTCTATCACATCAGCAAAATAGTTGTGTACTGCCTCGTTAAACGGTTTCCAGTTTCGCGAAAAAATGCCGTCCGGAGTTACCAACGCGCGGAACCCGTCCAGTTTCGCGGATGCTAACAGAGGATATTTGTCTGTGTAAAATCCGGTGTCTATTTCAGGTGATTTATTAGGAGCTAATAAACAGCTCATTTTGTTAATTTCATTTTCCATCGTTTAGGATTCCTTATTTTCGTTCCAAAGATCAACAATATAATGGAATGCGTAATCGGCACATTCACCCACTGGAATAAGGCGATGATACTTGTAAAAGTAACTAAGGATCACGTCCGGAATTACTACAAAATCCCATGCCCAGATTTCACTGATTGAAAGGTTGTCAGCGTGCCATTCCAACGCGCGCTCGTGGGCGTTTTCTAACTCTATACCTAACAGTCCAGCGTAGCGTCTGCGCTCATTTACGCCTTCGGGAAATGTGTAATGACTTTGACTATCAAACAATCGTTTTAAATAGTAATGCTCAGTGAATACTTCATTAACAATCAATGCCGCATACGTTGACTCCGGGATATCATTTGTTCCACAGGTTTCCTCGTACTTTGTTGACATGTGCAAATCGTATTGTGCAAACATAAATTCATTAAACGCTGTTTGCAGATAAGTTGGCAATAATTTGTAGTCTTCGGGGTTCGCGGGAAATTTTCCATTTTCGTCCTGTGTCATTAATAGATTATTCGCTTCCGGGTTAGGAACGAAATATTCTCTATCCATGCCAACAAATTTGACCCCGTTCTCTACAGCGTCGTGATAAACGACAAGATACAATTCAACTCTGATAGCCCCAAAGTCTTTGCGAGGTTGCATTGGTTGCCGTGGATTCGTGAAAATCAAACTTTCTTCATAGGTTTGATGGACTACATCACCCGATGCGTCAAAATGCCTAAATTCCCATTCAAGATTGCCGTGAAATACCATCGTCCAAACTCCATAAACAAGGTTTCTAAATACTTGCTCCACTATAGTCATTTTTGACTATCTAATAAAGACTATCGGACTATTTTTAAGACTCCTTAAGACGAATTTATTAGAGCGCAAGTTAACCGTTTTAACTGTCGATAAATATTTAGACTTGCGCGGGAATTAAACCCGCGCTATAAATAGAAAACAGCGATTCCAAAAATCAGCGTATGATTTTGGGTGTCGCGTTTTTAATGCGCTTTGTCATTTTGGCAATGCGCAAATTTTGATCAAATCGGCACATATTGATATTTTGCCAACCTGGCAGTGTTTAATTTTTAGACCCCGCTGGTAGGGGGGTGTGTGATTTTCGTACACCCAAAAAAGTGACGGTCGCACGTTTTTTTAAGTCACTACCTCAGAAAAATTGTTCATACAAATTCCGTGTGAACGGACGTTGCCTCCGCGACGGTGCAATCATTTAGTTTGTGCGCGACCTTTACCGCCACCCCGAGAAAGCGTGGAATTAATTGGTAATGATTTATGAAGTAAATTGAACCGTAAATAACCACGGTTTATGTACATTTCGATACGCTCAGAACCATGGTTTTTAGACTAAATGACGCTTTAGATACTCTGGAGAAACCAGCGTTTTAATGGGAAATGCGTGAATCTGGTTTTTTACTGTTTTGCATAGCAGAGGTTGCAGGGTTTTGATTTACCCCCGGCATATCATTTTTTCAGAACCATTTTATCAGACCCCCCACCCCCCTTTGCCGGGTAGGCTTGATACATATGTATCCAGGTTCCCACCATGTCGGGGCAGTTCGCATACGCACGATCTCCATCCGTATGTATTTCACCTTCAAAGTCCATCATGAAGTCGGATAACGCTTGTGCTGCTGACTCTGCTTCACATTCACCTTTGAACCAATTACCAGTTGCACCTTTTTGTCCCTGGACCTCTCGCAGTTCGTATAACGTCATAGATTTACCTCGATCTTACTAACCCCGGTAGTACGGTGTTTCAGTTTCAATTCGACATGGTATCCCAGTGCCTTTAACGTGACCATTAACAGATCAAAACTAACACCCCGATCTTCATTTAATACGGCGTTCAATCCGCTCTGGCTGCACCCGGCATCCTTTGCTAGTGACTTAACAGACACGTCACTTTTTGCTCGATGATCGTTAATTACGTCAACGACTTCACTTTTCGATTCTTCAAATTTTTTCATGACTTGCTCCTATAGCTTTTTTATGCTACCCCCGCTGGAGATTATCGTCAATGCCAGCACAAAACTTAAAGACGTGTAAACATATCCTTAGACAACCATGCTGCCGGGGCGTTATCTTGACCGTCGCGTGGTCGTTTACGGTTCATCCACGCTACATTAACAATAGAGTCTTCAATGTTCTTTTCTATGTTGGCAACAGCGGTGATTCCGTCAGTAAACCCAACAGCAAAATAAACCGGTGCGTCACCTGACCACTCTGCCCAATCACGTAGCTTGTACAGCTTCCTTAGATCGATTACGACATGCCTGTGGTCATCGTAGTTGAAGTTCTGTGAACGCACCTCCAGCCATCCTGTCACTTTACGTGAATTGCAAATAGCAAAGTCCACCGGCGAATAGATGGGCATCTTCTTAAATTCGCGTGTCTGCCCCTGCTCTTCTTTTAAATAGGTTGTGAACCTTCTTATGATTCGCAATTCATCCATTTGCGAATCACGGCTTTCAAACGTCGGCCTCATTATCTTCCTTCCACGCCATAGCTCCCATGCCTTTTTTAACTGCCCCAAACAGCCAATAAAATATCGTGCCTCCAAGCACTGCGACTGTTGCTCCCGCTCCTGCCGCAAATCCGCTCCAATACTCAGTCATCAACGATCTCCACTATTGCTCGTGCCAACTCTACTAATTGATCTAGGTTCACTATTGCGACCCAATGCCGCAGGTTCTTACGATGAAACACCACTGGTATCTCTTTGCCACAATCCTCCTCAGCTTGATCCATGGCGGCATATAAATTTAGACGTTCCGTGTATTTTGATTCGACATGAATTCCGGGTACGCCGAGGACATCGCCAGCACCTTCTTTGCCCGCATACTGGCACGACCTATACGCCTCCACCCCAAGCAGCTTTGAAAGCTTCTCTGCCAGTTGTCTCTCGCCCCTGGCTCCTTTGTCACGCTGCATCTTGCCCATTGGTAACTCCTGCTCTATTCCATTCCAAAATCGCCTGATCTATATTCTCTGTTACTGGACCATCTGCATTGCAATCCATGCAATTGACCCAACACGAATCTGAGTTTTCAAGTACTTGCACTGCTGATGAATTACAAAACGGACAACTAGCAATCACGATCTTCCTCCAATATCATTTCACCAATAAACTGTGCCACTTGCGGAACTACTGCATTTCCTAAGCACCTAAGTCTGTCCACCCGGCGGGGAACCCCATCAGCCAAGCGGTGAATTCCGGAGTCAGTTTTCCAGTGTCCGTTTCTGAATTCCTGACCCATTCTTTTAAGTTGCCTCGATAATGTTTCGATCCTCTGTATCTCTTCGACGCTGCTCCTTTGCCATCTTGTGCTGCCGGGGTTGGTATAAACTCCGTCCTGCCAGTTTTTCTGTGACTGAATTTCAGATCCGGTCGAACGGCACGCGATAGACTGCCGCTTGGACACTTCGTCCCGTCTGTCGCTATCGGCGTAGGCCAATATGAAGACGCGATCACGTCGGTGAGGCGCACCAGCGGCGGCAGCCGGTATGCAGTGGTACTCCAGCCGCTTGAAGTAAGGCTCGTCGTTATCACCGCTGACCGAGGCCAGCTCTCCGAGTACGTCTCCCATCCCCCGAATAAGGAGAGCTGAGACGTTTTCCAAGAGTAAGTATTTTGGTCTGAGTCTTTTTGCAATTCGCACAATTTCATAGAAGAGTCCACTTCTTTCACCATCTAATCCCTGTCTCTTGCCAGCATTAGAAATGTCCTGACAAGGAAAACCTCCACAAATTAAATCCACGTTCCACGAGTCGCTGTTATCAGGAGGAAACGTAACGACATCGTTATGCCTTACAACTTCAGGCCAATGTTTTTCCAGGACCTGTAAAGCATACTTGTCACGTTCTACCTGCCACTTCACCTCGAAGCCGCCAGTCATCTCCAAACCAAGCCCAATGCCTCCTATACCAGCAAACAACTCTCCGACTGTTATCATTTCTTTATCCTGAACTCGGGGCATCCACACTTAGGACAACACCTGACTTCGGTGTACTCTTCGTTACAGCGGTTACACAGCTTGATTATCTTCATCTCTAAGCTTCCTTGCTTTTTCGCTGCCTTCGCCTATCTCATAAAGGCTGTTCCACATTTCAATTAGTTCTGCTTGGTTGTAACGTCCACGATCAAAGCCAATCGCTGTATAACACTTTGGATTCGTACATCTAATCTGTGATCCGACGTTGTAGCTCAAAACTTCAGGCTTTGAGTCACAACAACAGCACGGCTTCGCATCCTTAAGTACACGATGCATCGCATGTGCCACTGGTGGTTTAACCGATGCTCTTTTGTTCCACGCCGCACATGCCGAACGTCTAGTTGCTGCCGTTACACCTTTTGCTCCGCACTCGCACTGCACCCAGTAGCTCATGCCAGCTTTATTCTTTCGGCTATGAGTACGTAGTTTTCGGCTTCCGCAAAAAGGACAATCAACCTTTGGGATATCCGCATTCGAACTCGCGTACAGATTGCGTTTTCCCCATTTGTTACGGGGTTTCATTTTTAAGCACCTCCACTGCTAAACGGATGTACTTCGCAGCCTTTTCTAAGTCTTCGATCTGACCTGCTAACTGCTGATGCTTTGCGTCATCGCCGGTTGCCCGCCAGATGTATTTCCATACATTGCCCAGTGCAAACGCGACTGCCTTGTCATCACCCTGTACCTGGCGAAACGTGTGAAAACAC